GTTCCCTAGGGCTTATCAGTTACAATCTCGTGGGTTTGGCATAGCCCTGACCACGTTCTATTTATAAGAGTTGAGTAGTTAGCGAGAAACTTCTTCCCAGTCCATTGATGCAAGTAAAGTATCACTGCTACTATTTGAAGCTACCACGAGCGTAATTTCGAGCGGAGTTGATGTCAAGCTATTTCGTTCTAATTGGAACTTAAATAGAGCTTCTTTTAGAATATCAATTTGTGTTTGTGTTTGGTTTGTTTCTTTAAAAAAGCCGCTCGCTAGGATTCTACCACCCGCAAAAGATGTGCCTGTAATATTGTATTCAACTGCACTGTCTGCGCCGGCGCTTACCCAGGTGCCGCCAGTTGTTGTTCCTGTTGCTTTTAATTGCCAATTATATGCGCCTGCCGTCATTGGCATGACCGAAAGCGCTGTCAAAATTGCTATAGCATCTAATCGGTCAGGAGAAGCCTTGAGACGAAGCGATATAACAGGATAAAATGTGCCAGCTGTGCCAAGCGTTCTTGGGGTTTCAACTGGTGTACCGACTGCTTGTTGAACCCCGCGAAGTTCATAACCACCTTCTGAAATCACCGTTGAACATATTTGCTTAAGTGTCGATGCACTTGCAGTAGTTCCTGTATTTTTGATCTCATAACGAAGAGGAAGGGTTGCAGTAGTAATATATGTTGAAGCAATTACATTAGCGTGGTGAAATGTATGGCAAAGAACAAATTTACCGTCTATAACAAACCCGCAACGAACAGAACCAACACCAAGCCACTCGATATCCATCCACATAATATGAGCTTTGGAAAGATCCAAACTCGGCAATGTGTTATTGTTCCAGTCTGCCTGCGCAATTCGTGTCTCAACTATAGATCCAGTCACATACGATCTTTTGACAAAGTATGCTTCTGTGCCATTAATTTCGAAATAGATTCCGTTTTGAGTCCCAAAATAACCGATACGTTGACGCAAGTTTGCCTTTGGTTCTGTCGCAACAAATGTGTTGAGTACAAGCAAAGACTTGCCGGGTTGGTATGCAAAGACCTTTGTTGTCTCTCGTATAATTTCCGCATCAGCAGTTGTTGGAAGATTCAAATCCACAACACCTTGATTGGTGTTATGAGCGTATGTAGTACCAGCAGTATTAGATGTAACCCACAATCCATTATCACGATATCTATGAGATGAATCGAATAGTGTGAGTGGAGTTGATACTCGTTGTCTACCGAATGCATCATATAATAAAGGATCTAATGCAACTGGAAAAGGATTGGATGTGGTTACGAGATCCCCATTAGCCGTGGCTATCTGATTGACCTCGAAGAGCGTCTTGTTACCAGCTTGGAATGCATTGTTACCGGTATTGAACTGAGCCATTAGACTACCTTATAGAATGTATCTGCTTTAGACGTGGCAACTGCTTCGTAGCCGTATGGTTTAAGTAGATTGAGAATTTCGTCGTTGCCAAGCTCGCATTGAATAACAGGCTTGCATCTTTCGATTGTCTTCAGCGCACCCTTCAGAGCAGGAAGTTCGTATCTTTCGAGATCGAGTTGGAACAGACCACAGTGCGGGAGATTCAACGTATCGATCGTCAGCATTGGAATGTAGCATTCGCCTTCGGTGTCTACAGTGTGACAACCTGTGTTGACCATCGAAGCCTTATTGACCTTGGCAAGCCCAGTCTCTGCGCCTAGCGCAGCCTGGATCTTGTATACGTTATCAATCTGGTTGTTCTGCACGAGGCAATGGAAGTTCAGAGGCTCTGGCTCGAACGTGTATACATGCTGGAACAACGAAGATAGCAGACGAGGATACATTCCCTGATTACCACCGGCCTGCACACAAATGCGCCAGTCGGTTACCAGATCCTTAATGCCTTCGAGGTGGCTGCTTTCCCAGTCATGCTTAGGACCGTCCCACGCTCCACTATCCTGCTCGATCCATACCCATGGACCTACTCCACCAACTTGTTCTTCACGCACCTTTAAAAGTGATTCATACTCTCTCATTTTTGCCAACCTTTAATAATATCAGGCGAGAAGTTCGCCTTTGAAAACTCTAGTCTGTCTACGAGCTTCACTGCGTTGCCGATATGGTCGATCGCAACATAACCCTCAGGAGATGTTGTACGGAATCCATCTGTTGTACGTAGGAACGTTCTTAGCGACTGCACCATATTTAGCTTACGAATAACCATGTCTTTACAGTCGACCATAAGGTTCATCAGGTCAAATACCTTGACGATGTCAGACTTGCTGTGGTTGGTGAAGTAGCGAAGCATCTCTTTCTGCTTGTCCAGCTGAACCTTCTTCCCGGCCTCTGTCTTCTTCTTGTCTGCTTCTTTCTGATAATAACCGTGAATGAAGTTCATCAGACCAGTGACATGAGCAGAGGTGTTTGTGATCTTCTCACCAGCACGAACCTTCGAGTTGTTGTATGTCTTGACGCGCATCAGGAACTCATCGTTATCTGAGATGTCGTTCAGAGTAGAAGCAGGAATCGACTTGAACAGCAGGCCTGCCTTCGATAGAATGCCCGTCAGAGCCTTTGTCTCAGCGTCTGTGAACGTTGCTGCACCCGATACGTCCTTGAACGTAGCATCAGTATGCCAGACGCTTGCAGAGTTGTTCAGCTTCGTTGAAATCGCCTGTCCGAACGATGCCTTCATCGTCTCAAACGAGTCACCAGTGTAAAGAGTGTGCCATACAACGCCGATCTTCGAACGAAGGATCTGCTTGGCTAGCTTAGAGTCTGCAGGCACAGCATAAACGATTGTATTAGGCTGGAACGTGATATAGGCTTCACCATCGATCTCTGTATGATCGATAGTGTCGTGTGTGTACAACAGGTCGCCCTGCACAACACCCTTGATACCAAGACCCTTGAAGTGATTGAGAGCCATCTTGAGCTTCGTAGCAAGATCGCCAGAAGTGTCTGCATCGATCTCTGCAGGAGTTTTATACACCTTAGGGTTCTTGTTGAAGATACCCTTCTTGGCCACAAAGAACTTTCCATCGGATGGATCCACACCAGCGAATACAGCAGGAGCACCGTCCCACTTTACCGTGAGGTTCATTGCACGCTTAGAGTGACCTGCCAGCATGTCACGGACACCCTGGAAGTAGTTGATTGCCATACGAGCACCCTGAACGCCTGCATTGAGGACAAGATCCTCTGCGTGCTCCATATGAGTGTTCTTCTGTTCTTCGAGATAGCGCTTAAAGCTCATTATTTGATCCTCTTGATTGAGCCATCAGCCTTGACAAACTGAGCTTCGAATTCGATATTGGGATACTCTGCTTGGAGTTCCAGAAACGCTTTGATGTTCGACATTGCGTCATCATAAAGGCGAGTCTTTGTGTAGTTCTTAGTATTTAGATACTTCCGGAAGACCACCTTCTTGGCTTCTGCAGGAGAATCGATACCGAGGTTACCTGAGCGCTCTACGTGCATCTGATCAATAGGAAGACCGTGATCACGGAACGTCTGAAGGAACATTTTCTTATCATCAAAGTCTGCACGAGCAGTAACAATGATAGCACGGCTGGCAGGATTGTTCTTAGCTTTGACGATTGCCTTAGCCTTTGCAATCATGTTTACGATAGGTGTAGACGTCTTGCGGAACACCTCTGCAGACTTGAACTCTTTGAAGTCATACTCTTCACCAGCTTTGCGCTTGTACGTATTGAACTCCTGATTGTCCAACATGCGAACAACCTTTCCGTCCTTGACGACAGCAACTTTGGCTTTGGTATGGAACAGGGTCTCATCGATATCAAATATCGTGAGAGTGCCTGAACCGATGAATTCTTTAAAACGTTTCTTTATCATATTACCCTTATAGACTCATTTTCATAAAAAGTCAACAGCTATTATGTGTATTTTATCGCCAGGATATCCGACATTAACGATTCTTTTTCGATGATCGATCTGAAGTATCCTTGTCCAGACTTCTTCACTCGAATCTTTACAAGCGGAGCTGAATCGCTCTTTCTCACAAACATCAATGTTGGCAACGAAGAGGCACCGTAGGTGAGCTTAAAGCCTAGCTCGAGTTGTTCCATCAGTTTGACAGCATCGCTGAAACGATACAGCACTGCCTTGTTTGCTTTGAGCTGAAGAAGGTCAACATCCTGTTCTCCTAACGTAGCATAGTGAACAATGGCACTGCCTACTGTTTTGGAAACGGCTTTCCAGTTTGTGCTGTTGGCAGCGTTGAGCTCTTTGTACGCTGCTTCAAAGACCATCTTGAATGCCTCAGCGGCTTTCTTCTGTGATTGCAACTTTACATATTCATCCTGCACTTGCTTCGAGAGCGACAGCCCAAAGTTAGACCACAGGCGCTGCTGGGCTTCCCAGGTCATACCAGCCTCTTGACCGAACTGCTTTACATCGCCAGCTTTCAGAGATAGATTGATATCAATCCTCTTAGGATCCTCTTTCTCATCCCCAACCTCGACAAACGTATCTACCTTTGTGTTTGTCTGTCCTGAGATGCCCATAGACTTAATGTTGATCGTGTTTTGAATATTATTGTTGTAAAGTAGATCAGCCCACTTCATCACGTTGGATCCATTAACATATGCTGCAGACGCGTTTAATAGATCAGGATACTTCTTTGTCTGTAGATTCTTCATGTCAGCAGTAGCAAGCTCAATAAAGATGTTCAGCTTGTCGGTAACCTTTGGGTTTTTATTAGGCGAATCGAGCACTATCTTTTTCTGCTGTGATTCCCCTGCGGGAAGTTTCTTGATCACTGCTTCTATGTCGCTGGCTGATATTCTTTTGGTCTTAGATAGAAACCTTGCCCCTATAGCAGCCGCCAGAATACCCTCTGCAACGTTTCCTCTGTTCTCACCAGCACCACCGAAGTCCGTTGTCTTCTCGAGACTCGAAAGAGCATACAGCTTGCCTGATGAATCCTTGAGAGGTTTTAAACCTGTTTGAGGAGAGCTAGCAGACTGACCCTTTTTGCGAAGTTCACTCTCAAACTTAATCGTGGCAGGGTTTGTTCTATCGAACTCGAGAACCTTGAATCCCCCTCCAACAATTTTGAAGGGAGTTTTGGTGTCGATGTTCGAAAGGAACTTATCGATACGGTGTTCGTATTTTTTTAACTCTGCAAAACTTAGATTAGCCATCGAAACCTCTTCTCAAGTATTTATCAGACAAAGGAAAACCGGCCGAAGCCGGTTTTCTATAAACACCAATAGGGCTGCTATTAGTCTTCCTGCGTGGTCTTGTGAAACTCAGCATCACGTTTAGCATGATGCTTCACGTAGCTTGCCATGTCTTTGTGGACCATTGTAGGCTTTCCTTTAGATGCAATTTTGTGAGCAGGTATGAGCTCATGGTGACCAGGTGCCGACATAGAATCATGTACATTTTCTGCACTGTCACCTGTCTTCTTAACTACAGCGGCGTGAACTTGATTGTAAGCCTTCTCAGCATTTTCTTTAGTATGAGGTACACCCTTGATTACATGATACTCATCATCTTCATGGGTATGCAGGTGAAGATCGCCATGGGCTGCTGACTCATTAACAGCATGGAGACCTAATGCACGCTCTCTACGAACCTGCTCTGAAATATGCTGGACAATTTTTTCTACTGACATCATTTTACTCCTGATGGATACATTTGAAATTTACAATCTATTTATAAAATCCATTCCGGCGCTTCTCTGTTCTTCCACGCGTGAAGCTTTGCCTTACCGTACTTATAGTAGTTACGGTAGTTTGCAATCGGATCGTCGGAGATTATATAAGATCCATCCATTGCAGAAGGAGGGCTGCTCCAATCCCAAGTACGGAGCCCAAAAGGAGGGGATTGGAGTTGATAAAAGCATTTCTCAATCGTTGCATGTTTCTTTCCATATCTGTAGGTATACTCTTGTCCCAGAGCGTGGAGATGGTCGACCAGCCAGTTGTAGTTCTCAACTGACTCTCGAGTCCATATAGCACTGGGGTGGTTGCGGTGTGTGCAAGCGTAAATAACGTCATTGCGGTCGTCGGGCAGGATCCACACACTTTTCTTCTTGACCTTTCCTGTATCTTTATGTCTGAGCTCAACTACCACCTCTTCCCCATCGAGCAAGCGATGAGCAGTAGATAGTAGTTGAGCTGTCTCGAGAATCATCTTGACTACGTGCCTGTCGACCATCCATTCAGCACACTGGCGTGGATCTTCGTCAAGGTAAAAGATGTTCATCCTGTCATTTCCGTAAACGTGGTTTTACTATACTGTGTTTTGTACTGCCACCAGCGGTTACAAACATCGCACTGGATCGTCCCTGTAGTGGTGTTACCATCAGGATTGACATTGTTGCCATGTTTGTCGTAGACTGGCTCAAAGTACATACACGTAGTC